TTGTGGTGTGCGCGTTGAAGTTGCGTCGGATGATCTCGAGTATCGGAGTGTGCGTTCGTGGGTAACAGCCATTGATGAAGGCGTTGTTGAATGCATGAATCCTATCCTCTAAATCTCCTCTGCCGGGCAGATCCCTTTTGCACTGTCCACATGATCGCTCGAATACTCCGAAGTTGAGTACGGGTCGAGGGATTCCTTTGATGTCAAAGGCGGGAGAGTGTTTCAGGAATTGCAGGTCTTCAATTCGTTGCGCGACGTCTACAGTTACCACGTACCCAGCATTTGCTGCGGCAGCAATGATGAGTTCGCAGAAGTTGTCGACGGTCCACAAGTTCGGGTCGATGCGTGCTATCTCGAGACCAATCATCAAGTTTGCGATATTGTTTACTAGAGTGGTGGCCGTGTGGCCACTGTATAGGGTGTAGTCTCCCAGTACAGCGCGGACCAAATCAACGAAGGTGTTGCGGTCCATCTTTCCATTCACGAGTTTGTATATCCGTATGGTTTTCTTGAGTTGATCGAGTAAGTCAATCAATCCCGGGCGCAAGTTATCCGGACAAAACTCGATGAGTAGTTCGAATACACCGTTGCGATGTGAGGCGTCACAGCCCGAGATGTCGACATTTGCTCGCAAAACTTTCCCATTCTTCAGACGTATGCTAACGCAGCTGTCGTCGGAGAAGTAGGGGAAGTACCCGCGTTCGGGGGGGTCAATGAGGTTATCGAACACTTCCTTGAGTAGTTCCTCCGATGGTTTGGAGATGAACTGGAAGGTGATTCCTTTATGACGCGTGTCAATGGCCGCCATGGCCTTTTTCAAGGTTTCGGTGATCCTGAACCCTTGTAGGCTAGCAACTACTCCCAAGTCCCCGATGACCCTTGGAAATTTTCCCACCTTTGCTACCTCGTCTTTCTTGAACTTGTATGTAACTCGATCGAGCCAGACTCTCTGGAATACATCGCCACTAAGCGTGCCTTCCTGAAATGCCTGTATGCGTAGTTCCCTTTTTGGGTGTGGGTCAGCGTGATGATCCAATGCCTCTGAAAAGGTGTCGACGAAGTCTCTGGTGTAGGTGTTTGCTTGGCCCCTCCATTCTCGGAAGATTGGCGTAAGTCGAGTGCGACAACGTGCTTGGTTCTCCTTAAGAATCTTTGCCTTCTCAAGTCCGAATTTAGCATGTAGCAGTCTCCTCATTGCCAAGCGCATGTTGTGGTTGGAGTTTTGATAGATTACACCGGTATTGGCGAATATCGGCCCAAATCGTGTTCGATATGTTCCGTCCTCGTGGACAGGCACCTCGTACGCTTGATGTGGGTTTACATCCTCAAATGATTCGTCTCCGAAGACGATCTCTCCATTCACAAAGTATTGGGGGTTGCGTGTACATTTCCATTCCCCGTTGAAGACGAAGGGAATATTAACGTGACAAGTCACCGCCCGCATGCGCATTACGCCGATCGGTGCTGCGGAGGCACCGACCGGGAGGGCTGAAAAAGCGGTACTTTGCTGGCCGTCTCCGGGTCAGTCTTGCACAACGCTCCTTTCAGCTGCCGTAAGAGTTCTCTTTGACAGAAGTACAGCACAGTGTTGTCGAAGATCTGGCGACGCTCGTCACCTGCCCTCCAACCACCTGGTGCCGTAGCCCCTGCCAACTCGTGGGCGTATTTGTCTGCGGCTTGAGAGTATGACGGATTCTCCTTACCCATCGTGTCAATTGCCAAGTTCTTTGTTATCCGCGTGTCGGCGTGCATCGCCTCGTACATATCCACATAGATCTTAACCGTAGTGATCTGTGTGAACTGTGAGGTGATGGTAACAAGGTTCTCGTGCTTGTGCCATTGCTTCTTGGCAAGGACGTGCTTGTCCTTGAGAGCATTCCTGCCAAAGCCAAATACCAGTTTTCGTCTTTGCAGTAGATCTTTCGTCTTGAACGAATATTCTCCTGTGGCATGGATCACCTCGTAACTGCGTCCTGGAAGCATGGAGACAAGAAATTTCCCGACCGATTCTCTCATTGTGAGGGAGGTTTCGGCTCCTCGCAGTAGGAGCTCGACTTCCTTGGTCTCACAGACCTGGTAAGGGGGTATGGGTTTGGGACTGATTGGAATGGTGGGCGGTCCGGATTCTGCCTCTTTGGGCGTCTCATCCTCCTCTGGTTCGAGGTGGATGGTTGTGACGTCCGAAATTGGCAGTTCAACCGCGTCTTTGGGTAAGAATGGTAATGGCCGCTCCTGCGGGGCGGTGATGGGCACTTCCTCTAACGCTCGAGGTGGTACGAGTCCACCGTGCAGCAGAAGCGTGATCGCATTCTGCTCCTCGATGTACTTGTTCC